CATCTGGCTCCTGCAACACAACCCCGACCTGCGCATCATCACCGGCAGCTACGGGCAAGGACTCGCCAATCGCAACGGTCGCGCCATCCGCAACGCCATCACCGCACACCCCGAACTCGGACTCGCCATCGCCCGCGACCACGGCGCCGCCGGCGAATGGAGCATCGAAGGATACGCCGGAGGCGTTTACAGCATCGGACGCGGCGGCGGCGTCACAGGCCGCCCCGCCGACTTCCTCATCATCGACGACCCGATCAAGGACCGGGCCGAAGCCGACTCCAAGATCATCCGCGACACCTGCTGGGACTGGTGGACCGACGCCCTCGCCGCCCGCCTCGCACCCGGCGCCCAAGTCGTCCTCATCCTCACCCGCTGGCATCAAGACGACCTAGCAGGCCGCCTCGTCGCCTCCGATACCGGATGGGAAGTCCTCAACATCCCAGCTCAGTGCGAGAACCCCGCCGCCGACCCTCTCGGTCGCGTCGAGGGTGAATACATGATCTCCGCCCGTGGCCGCACTCGCGGCCAGTGGGAGGCCCGCAAAGCCGCCGCCGGCTCCCGCACATGGGCGGCCCTCTATCAAGGCCATCCCTCCCCCGCCGAGGGAGGCGTCCTCCGTCGCGAATGGTGGCAACGCTGGACCAGCCCGCCGCCGCTCGGGCAGATCATCCAATCCTGGGACCTCACCTTCACCGGCAGCAAAACCAGCGACTGGGTCGTCGGGCAGACCTGGAGCATCAACGGCCCCAACATGCACCTGCTCGACCAGGCCCGTGGGCGCTGGGGCTACAGCGACCAGCTCGCCCAGATCCGCGCCATGCGGGAGCGCTGGCCCATGACCAGCGCCGTCCTCATCGAGGCCGCAGCCAACGGCCACGCCGCCATCGACACCCTCCGACGGGAAATCCCCGGTATCCTGCCCGTTACCCCCCGAGGGGGCAAGACAGTCAGGGCCGACGCCATCGCCCCGTCCGTCGAAGCCGGCAACATCTGGCTGCCGCAAACCCGCTGGGCCGACGACCTGATCGAGGAAGCCGCAGCCTTCCCCAATGGCGCCCACGACGACCAGGTCGACGCCCTCACCCAAGCTGTCGCCTGGGCGCTGATCCCCGACCCTGCGCAAGCCGGCTACGGCACCACGTTCTACGACATCGGATAGGAGGCAACATGCCCATCGAGCATCTCACCTCCGCCCTCGAGGAACACGCCAAGCGCGGAACCGCCTACGCCACCTATCGCGCCTACTACGCCGGACAGCACGAACTCCAGTTCGCCACCCCCGACTTCCAGGCCAAGTACGGCAAGCTGTTCGAGAGTCTGCGGCAGAACCTCTGCCCCGCCGTCGTCACCGCCACCACCGACCGGCTACGAATCCGCACATGGGGAAGTGCCGCCGAAGACCGCCTCGCCGACGAGAACGGCCTGTCCCGCCTCGTCGCCGCAGTCAACATCGAAACCGCCCGCTGCGGCGACGCCTACACCCTCACATGGCTCGGCCGCAACGGCCAACCCAAGGCCCGCTACCATCGAGCCGACCAGATCATCCCCCACGTCGACCCCGTCGACCCAGACCGGCTCGACCGCGCCGCAAAAATCTGGATCGAGGACGGCTACGGTCGCGCCAACCTCTACTACGCAGACCACGTCGAGCGCTACCGCACCGTCAGCAACCTCGGCAAGGCCAACCTTCCCGTCGACCACACCGCATGGCGACCCCACGCCGACGACGACGGCGGGGACGTCATCCCCCACGGCTTCGGCGTCGTCCCGTGCTGCTGGTTCAAACGCGGCGCAGAGGAGCCCGAGCAGCACGGAACCTCCGTGCTCGCCGACATAATCCCCTTGCAGGACGCCCTGAACAAGGGGCTGGCCGACCTGCTCGCCCTCTCCGAGGCCTATGCCCGTCCTTTCTGGTACCTCCTCAACTATCAGCCGAGGAGCGCGAACCCGCTCGCCCGCATCCAGGAGTTCACGCAGGCCGCCGCCGGGCTGCCCCGCAGCAAGTTCGACGGCAGCAAGCAGCGCATCTTCACCCACGACGGGCCGGGCCCGTTCGGCCAGCTGGATCCGCCGGACCTGGGGCGACTGCTCGAAAAGCAGCGCGACCTCAAGGAGCAGATCGCATCCATAGCCGGCGTGCCCTCCTACTACTTCTCCCAGACCTCCGGGCAGATCCCCTCCGGTGAGTCCCTGCGCGTCCTGTCCGCCCGCCTCGTCTCGTCTGTGCGCGGCATCCAGGACGTCACAACCCCCGTGTGGCGGGGGCAGGCACAACTTCTCGGCCTCGGCGACCTCACCCCCCAGTGGGAGGACCCCATGTCGCTCGACGAGACCGAGAAGATCAGCAATGCCGCCATTCTCCAGACTCTGGGGCTGGCGCTCGACGACATCGTCGACTACCTCGGCCTGCCTGACCGCGACGCCGTGCTGGAGCGGGCCGCCGCACAGCGAGCCACGTCCGCGGAGGCCGCTGGCCGCGCCCTCGCCGCCGGCGAAATCCCTGCTGCTTACTAGCCATGGCCTACACGCGCGAAACCCTCGAGGCCCTCGCCAAGGCCCGACGGGCCATCGAGCATCTCCTGCAAGGGCAGGCCGACGACCTGATCGCCGCTTGGCTCCACGCCCTGCAAGAGGCCAAGAAGGAACTCGACAAAGCCCTGAGTATGGGCGATCTCGACCGGGCCGCACGCCTCGAGGCGAGCCGGCGGGTCATCGCCGAACAGATCCTCGAGGCAGCCCGCGCCACCAACCAGATCCTCACCCCGGGCGCCAAGCTGGTGGTTGAGAACGCCGCCAGCAGTCAAGAAGAACTCATCGCCTCCCAGCTGCCCCACGGCATCGACGTCGGTTTCCGCCGGCCCGATCCTGAGACTCTCAGGGCGATCGTCGAGCGCACCACGCAACAGATCACGGTGCGCACCTACTACCTCTCCCAGGAGGCTGTCACTGCAATGACCCGGGCCTTGCGGCTCGGAGTCTCCGGTGGCCTCAATCCCCGCGAAGCCGCCCGCCGCATGGTCACCGACACCGAGGGAATCTTCAACGGCAATATCGCCCGCGCCCTGGTCATTGCCCGCACCGAAATGCTCGACGCCCACCGTGCCGCAGCCCGGGCCGTCGACCTGGCCAACCGCGACATCCTGGCCGGCTGGCAGTGGCATGCGAAGCTCGACTCCCGCACCTGCCCGTCCTGCATCGCACAACACGGCAGCCTGCACGACATCGACGAACCCGGCCCCCTCGACCATCACCAAGGTCGCTGCACCCGCCTCCCCCGCACCAAGACCTGGCGGGAGCTCGGATTCGACATCAACGAACCCCCGGGGCTCGACTTCGAGCCCGGCCCGGACTGGTTCGAGCGTCAGCCCGAGGAAGTGCAGCGCGACATCCTCGGCCCGAAACGCTACGAGGCATGGCGCGCCGGCGGATACCCGTTCGACGAATGGTCGAAGCCGCGCGTATCCGACGGGTGGCGCACCGCCTACCACACCGGCAAGGTCGGCGAACCCCCGAAAGATGGCTGGCGCTGGCCCTCACCGCCACCCGACAGACCGCTCACACCACTCGAGCGGGCGCACTTCCAGCGCCGACAGGATGCACTACCGTTCAATCTCCATGGTGAAACCCTGAAGCCGCACGAGATTGAGTTCGCCGAGCGCATGCAGAGTAGGCGCCAGGCCCTCGAATGGATACCAACCCCGAAGCCAACCGCCGCCAATCCCCGGCCGGCAGCCACCAACGACTTCACCTGGCGGGGAGAGCAGTGGGAACTGAAATCAACTGCCGCCAAGTACGGAACCATCAAGACGCGCATACAGAAAGCGGTCAAGTCCGCAAGGGACAACCATGGCGTAACCAAGGAGAACTTCTTCATCGACCTCGGAAAGCGCTCCCTGTCCCCCAGCCTCCGCACCCAGTTGGCCCTGTACAACCAGCGCGTGCGAGACGGCCGCATCAAGTCCCTGTGGGCCATGTCCCGGGATGGTGCCGAGTTGGAAGAAATCCATCTGCTCTAGGCGAAGCAAAAGACGGAGCGCTACGGCCTCCGCGTTCCGACGGTCCGTTATTTCAGGACTGGCGGGGGAGTCACGCTCCGTCTATGTCCTCATTATACCTCACCCCAAGGAGTCCCCATGACCCGACATGTCGTCACCATGCCCCCTGAACTGGCCCAGGTGATCGCCATCCACAAGGCCCTCTTCGGTGGCTGGAGGATGCAGGCCGACGCCATCCCGGACGGGGGTACCCCTGAAGCCCCGGAGGCTGGAGACGCCAAGACCGCCACCCCTGTCGATTGGGAGGCCAAGGCCCGGGAATGGGAAGCCAAGGCCAAGCAGAACGCATCCGCCGCCAAGAAGCTCGCCGCCCTGGAGGACGCCAACAAGTCCGAAACCCAGAAGCTGACCGACCGCATGACGGCAGCCGAAACCAGCGCCGCCGACTGGCGCGGCAAGTATCAGACCCTCGTCGCCAAGCAGGCCATCCTCGACGCCGCCAACAGCGCCAACAGCACAGACCCCGAGACCGTCTACCTGTATCTGCGCGACCAGGTCACCGTCGCGGACGACGGCACCGCAACCGGCATCGACGCGGCCCTCAAGCAGCTTCAGCAGCGCAAACCCCACCTGTTCTGCGGAGCCCCCGCCGGGGCCCGCGACACACTCGGCGG